AAGGCTGCCGCCTGCTTCGGATGCGGCCAGATCGACAAGGTTGCCGCCTCCTTGCAACGCGAGAACCCAGAAGCCTTTTTGCGCGAGTCGGAGCTAGACCAGCGGGACTTCTACCACCAGCCAATGGGGCTGCACCGGTCCTACGTTGAGCGTTTCCTGCCGCGCCGCCGTGAGCAGGACAATGAGCAGCGCCTGATCATGGCGCAGAACCATTACCTTGAAATCACCCACCAAATTGGAGTCGGAGCATGAAACAGCTTTTCCTTGACGCGGCACTCTCTGTCGCAATCCTCGCCGGCCTATCCTATGTACTCACTCAATGGTGGTTTGCATGAACCCGCTGCAAGTTGAAATCGCAAAGACCGTGTTCGCGCATCTGCCAAGCGTGGGCAATATTGGCTTGATCTCGCGTGAGGAGTTGGCGACTATGCTGCATACGGCTTGCACCGATGCCGCACTCGCAGGCTGGGCGCGTGGAACTGAGACTACTCAGAAACGCTTGGACGCTGAGATGTCTATCCTGCGCCAAGAATTGAAAGCCTTGCAGACCGAGTTGGTGTGGGAGCAAACGAAATGACAGGCAACGAAATTAGAAAGCTCGCATGGGATCAATTCAAAAGGCATCCCAGCGAGACCGAGATTGAACTAGCGTTAGCGGCGGTAAAACTGGAACGCGAGATTATTGTGCGTGAAATTAGACGCAGTGCGGCAGGCGTTCAAGCTGGCGTTTCTCAACCCGATTTGTGGGCGTTGTCTAAATATGTTGAGGAGATGAACTAATGAGACTCATCGAAACCATTTTTTCCTTGATTGGCGTCTGCGCCACTATCACTGTGGTCTTTTTCTACATTGGCTACACCATGTACAACCCGCCATGCAGCAACCCGCTGGCGATCTTCACGGAGCATTGCAAATGAACGACGAAGACGAAACCGAGGACATGATTTTTAGTTTTATTTTTATCGCAGTCACCATATTCACCGTGTTGTTTGCTGTGGCTGGTGTTGCGCTAGTTATATGGAATTTTATATGAGAACATTACGCAGAACAGGCGACGACTTCAAATGGAGCGCAAAGCTAAAGTCAGAATGGGACAGGGATGACGAACATCACAAAGATGCGATGACCGCATTTGCAAAAGACATTCTTGAACTGACTAATACACGCAACTACTACCTTGATTGCGAGACTTTGCTGAAGATGTACGACCAGTACATGGAATACAAACCATCAACGCCTATGTGGAAACAAGAGCAGCAGGCGCTGTACGACAAACTGAGGAAAGAAGCATGACCGGATTTAATTCAAAGCGTGACGCGGCTGCAGATAAGTTGCAGGAGCCGGTGGCGTTTGATTCGTTTTTAGAGTCGCAAGATTTTTATGAGCTGATGCAAACATATCGGCACTACCCAATTTACGCACATATTCCGTTTGAAGCCGTCAAAGACGCATTGCGCTCTGTACACATAGAAGCAGCCTTGGCACAGCCAGCACAGCCAGCACAGCCAGCGCAGGAGCCTTTTGGTTATTTCAAAGCAGAGCCGTTTGGCTGGACTGATTGCGCTGAGACAGACAAAGGCGCACGGGCTTTGTATGAAGCCCCACCAAAGCGCGAATGGGTTGGGCTGACGGATGATGAGATTGATGAACTTGCCGAATTGCACGGATTAGATTTGATGGTGTATGTCCCATTTACCGAAGCCATTGAAGCCAAACTCAAGGAGAAGAACAATGGAACGTAAAGCATTGAAGCTGGCGCAGGAGACTGAGATGCTGACCATTGCCTACCTAAGCGGTTACTACGATGGCAAGAAAGCAGCACTGGCTGGGCGCGAATGGAACTTCTGCGAGAGGTGCGGTAAACGCACGGCAGACCTGACCGTTATCCACACTTGCACACCACCACAGGAGAAAAACTTATGAGCAAACGTGACTTAGCATTAGACAGCCTGACGCGCATCTGCGAGATACAGCAGCGCCTAATCAACCAGCTTATTGCTATGGAGCAGAATTCTTATGCCCGTGGGTATGAGGACGGTATGGCGGCGCAGGCTGAGGTGGACATTGCATTAGATGAAATTGCAAAATGATCTGCCCAGAATGCAGCGCATGGACCCGCTGTCTTGAGACGCGGCACAAATACGACAATGAAGTCTATCGGCGGTATGAGTGCGCTAACGGCCACCGGTTCTCGACGATGGAAAGAGTGAAACTCAAAGAGGTGAAAAATGCAAATAACAGCGACATTCCAAGACGAACAGGAGGCGATCAAGGCGATCCACTCAGGCTACGCTTGGCAGACCCTGTATGAGATCAATCAAGTGCTGCGCTCAAATAGAAAACACGGCCTACCTTTTGAGCAGGCCGTGTCTGAAATACAGGCATCTATAAACGATGCCTTGGCGCTGATTCCGGATTATTAAGCAGCCTCAGCTTCTTCCTCTTCGTCGTCGTACTCTTCTTCGTCGTCGCCCCAGTCTGCCTCGTCGTCTTCGACCAAAAGCCACTCGCCGGTCTCTTCGTTCAGCCAGTACCAAGCGTCGTACTCAGCGTCGTACCAGCAAAAGCACTGGTAGTCTTCGTCGTAGACATACTCTTCGCCGTCTTCAAAAAAACAATCAGCTAACGAATCAAATTCTTCGTCTTCTACTTGCGCTGCATTAGTAACCAAAAATGTGAATGAATACATGGGAACTCCTTAAACGTTGATGATTTGACCGCGAAACTCTACCTGATTTTCGTCCCCCCACTTGTGGACTACTTCAGGCCACAAAAGCTTACCACCCTTGAATGTCAACACGGCAAACCCAGACCTGTGGTTTAATGGGTTTCCTTCTCCGTAATCAAACTGTGCGCCATAGGGTTCTGCAAGCGTTCCAGTATCTACGCCATACCTGTTGCCCTTGTAGTCAGCAAATGGCGTTACCTTTAGCGAGTGCAGATGGCCGGTGACAATCGAGATACCGGCATTGACCGTATTGTTGTGAGCGGCGTGGACTCCAGATCGATAGCGGTGCTTGATGATGCAGTCCGGCGTAGGCCAGACAGACCAAGCAAACTCCCATGCTGGGAGGTGGTCCTGCAGCTTAAAACCATGCACCTCACGGTACTGCGGAGCCTGGGACGCCAGCTTGTTGGCAAAGCGCGTGTCGTGGTTGCCCCAAGTAAACAGCAGCTTTACATTGTGACGCGCTGCCTTGGCAGTCTCCTCGATCTCGCCGAGGTGAGCCTGCACCGCCTTGAGTTCTTCAATAACGCTCGGAGTCTTGGCCCATCCCAGCGGGTCGTGCCTGCTGATAGTAGCCCCGTCAAATGCATCGCCGTTAGAGATGACGACGTGCGGCTTAAGTTCCTTGATAGCCCACAGCAGGCCACGGTATGCGGTGGTGTACTCACCAGGCCAAAAGTGTGCGTCACTGAAAACGATTATGGTCTGGTCAAGGATGCCAAGCTCAACTCGGTTTAGCGAGGTCTGTATGGGCTGGAACTGAGAATATTTTTGCGACCTCTGGTCAAAGCCAATCAGTGGCTGGTTTATTTCCTTTTCAATTCTGCGTCGTCTGTTGTTTACAGAACGCTGAGAAACATCCAAGTGTTCAGCGACTTTAGAACAAGATCCAAAACGCTTCCAAACATTGATAAACTCTTCTCGGGAAACTTTAGGTTGCATGGTGACTCCACAAAGTTACGTGGAATCTAGCACAGGTCTATTGCATTATTATGCAATCACTGAGCCAGCCTGAAGCTGGGCAATCGTTAAGCCCCCGGTGTACTGGAAGTGCGGGTATTCCTTAAACGTCTTCCAGTCGCCAGCCCACTCTAGGCCGCAAGCCTTGCCGATCTCGCCGATTTGCTTCCAGACGGCTTGATCGTCCCAGATTGCCTTGCCGTTGACCAAGGGCACGACATCTAAGGCGCATCTGTGGTTGTGCCAAGACTGCCCTGCCTTGGCTCGGGTCACGATGTTGCCTGGTGCCGTGCGGCCTTGGGCGTAGAGAGCGTTTTGGCTCTCGCTGTCACGGTAGGTGGAGGTCACCAGCAAGTCAATGCCCTTGGCCTTTGCCGCTGCGATAAACGCCTCTGCCCGCTGCTTAACGGGCGGGGCTAGATCGTCAAGGTTTCTTGAATTGATCATTAATCGCTGACTTGTAAGGTTGTTTCAGATCCACATAAACATCAACGCAAATCCCCTCCGCACGGGCGTGAGTGTTCTCTAAGTACCAGTCTACTTTCTCTTTAATCACTTGTTCGCATAGCGCACGGTTGGTGTAGATGGTCTGTTGCTGGAGGAATTCGCACTTCTCCAGCACGCAGATGTACATGACGGGGACCCAGATCATTTTGCCGCCACTCCGCTAATCTTCTCCGCTGTTCGCATAGCGCCCAGGCCAAGCATTCCAAGCAACAACGGCATCATGGTTCCCATATCCATCTGCGGGAACTTTACTGGCGTACCATAGAGCGTTGATCCCCACTCAGCAAGTGGCCCAACAACAAACTGGATGGCGAGCCCGCTGCTGCAAACCCAGCCTACCGATGGCCGCCAGCCGGAGACAAACACCGACGGGTTGGCTGCCTCTACCTTGTTGATGTCCATCTGCCCAGCGATCACCGCCAGTTCGCCGGACTGCTGTAGCTTAAACAGTTCCAGCTTGGCGGCTGCGGCTTGAACAGGATCCGGCCATAGCCTGTCCATAACTTTGCCACCAATGTCTAAGAGCGCGGATACAGGGTCAAGTGCCATTTGTGTTTCCTTTGGTGCGAATGTCAACAATTTTCTCGGCGGTTTTGCCCGCAAAGATTGCGGTGATTACGATGATCATGGCTTGGCCTAGCAAGTCCACATAAGCGCCGCGCGTCTCCAACTCAAAGACAGAGAGCATGGCAAACAGGAAATATGAAAACAGCAGGAACACCACTGTGACCGGCTGGATGTTCTTTGCTAACCAAGATTCATTTGGCGCGTTCATAAAGTTTTTCAATCTTTGTTCTGATTCGCACGGTGTCCGACGATCCCATTACCGTCGAAAGATTGTTGTAAATGAGGCCCAACTGCTGCTTAGTGCAGACCTGGCCCGAGTCATCCAACCACTCAACAATTCGATCATGGCGTTCCTTTGGGTCTTGCGTACTATACGCAATGTTTACGAAATCGCTGACGCTGCACTCGCGCTTGATTGTCGCGCCGTAGACGAACGACAGCAGGGCGATAGGTACAAGCCAGCGCACATCGGGTTATTCGTACAAAATGTTGATAGTGCCAGCGTCAAACGCGCCTGTAGAATCTAAAACAGCTTGAACTCGGTCTAGAACGCCAGATGTTGTTTTTGCGCTTCCAATTGAATACCCAGCGTCTACAGTTCCATCACGAAAAACATTTCCTTGAGCAACCCATAAATTACCAGAAACATTAGTGATAACTACCGCGCCGTTAAAAGTTTCACCGGCATTGCTAGGGCTACCAATGTATATTCCAGTTGTATTTGTAATAGCATTTGCACTGGCGGAACTATTTGAGAATCCAACCCCACCAACATAACCCGTTGCCTCAAAACTGCCTGACCCAATACGGACTAAAATAACCGACGCAGTGGTTGAGAGACTTACGCCAGCAAACATCACAGTAATGCGTTTCGCCCACGATGGGATGTTGGGAAAGTCAATGCTTGTCCCACTGGTACTTGCTTGAGATGTATCGGATGTAAGTAAACTTGCGCCAGCAACAAGGCCAGAGCCGAGCGTCTTGTTGGTCAGTGTCTGAGTGTCAGTTGTACCGACAGCAGCGCCAGCAGTGTTGCCTACGCCGCCTGCGGGGAATGTGACCCCAGTGCTTCCGCTAATTGTGGTTGGCATATTAGACCGTCCTGTACCAAGTTGTGTTCGCTAGTCGATAGATGTACGCCGCACCGCCGCCTGCTGCCAATGTGGTCACGGCAGACACAATGCTTTGCCCGGTGTTTGCGCTTACAGTCAACGCAGTGATAATTTGGATTGAGCTAAAGCGAATGGTCATACCATCTGCGGGTGCAGCGGGCATTGTGATAGTGCCGGTAGCCAATGTGCCCGCAGGGTTCATTACCAGCACCTGAACGCCAGCAGCAAAGGTGTAGCTAAACCCCGTGGTCAGGACTTGGTAGTCGTAGGACTGAAGCAGCCCGTTTGTGCCTGATATTACGGCGGTCATGGTTGTGCTTCCGGCGTTTCTGCCACAGGCTCAGTTGGCTGTGCTGCAAGTTCTGCCGCTACTGCCGCATCATGTACGGCTTGCTCTTCGGGCGTGTACTCAACTTGAGTGGTTACGCCGGTTTGTAAGTCAACTACGATTCTGTGTGTCATGATTTAGCCTTCATAAAGAATGTTAATTGAGCCAAGGTCAAAGGTATCTGTGCCATTGACGGTAGTGATGCGTACTCGGTCTAACGTGGCAGAAAGAGTCACATCGCCACCGCCCCACCCTGCGGCATTGGTAGCTAATTTCAATGTATGTGAGCAAATCCAAACATTGCCTGAAACATTGGTGATAGTCCAATGCCCGCTTACAAGATTGGCAGCAGCATCGCTTGCGTTAACAAAACCTGCTGTTGAATTAGTGCCGCCAGTGACGTTGCTTTGATTTGTACGGTTACCTGTTGATACATAGCCCGTGCTAACAACTCCGCCAGAGGTTCCCAACTGAATCAGTTGAGCTGAAGTCCCGCTAGTGCTCACTCCATTAAACATCACAGTAATGCGCTTGACCCAGCTAGGAATGCCGGTAAAGTCAATTGATGTTCCACTGGTGGACGCAACAGCAGTGCCCGAGGTAATCGCACCGCCTTGAATTGTCTTATTGGTCAACGTCTGCGTAGCGTCTGTGCCCACCAGCGTAGTGGTAGCCGTAGGTAGCGTAACCGTGAAGCTGCTGGCGCTGTTGGGTGAGGCGATGGTGAATACACCAGCCCCCGCTGCGTTGCCTGTGATTGCGACTGAACTCATATGTTTTCCTTAAACAACTGACCAGGTGGAGCCGGTAGGCACGGTCACGGTAACGCCGCTGTTAATAGTCACAGGGCCAAATGTACCCGCGTTGTTGCCTGCGGTGATGGTGTAGTTCACAGTGACGGTCTGGCCGTTCTCAATGAAGATTTGGTCAACCCCGCCGCCTGTTGCACCGCCGCCCAACGCGCCCCAAGAAGAGGCTCCGTAGCCTTCAAATTTAGCCGTTGTGGAGTTGTAGCGCACCATGCCGGTAACGGCGGTGGGGCGCTGCCCAGTAGTGCCTACGTTCAGCTTGCTGGCTCCTGTGCCGGTCAGCGTCAGCGTGGTGAACGCTCCGGTGTTCGGCGTTACGTCACCGATAGGTGGCGGCGAACTAAACGAATTAACGTCCAGCGGGATGGCGATATTGTCCACCGTGTACAGCAGCACATCATTCGCATCCCGAACGATGAACTTGTAGCTGACAGTGCTGAGCAGCCAGATGTTGGCCTGGCCCCGAGAGTCCAAGATGATTGGGTTGGTGTTGGCCGTGCCAGCGGTGTAGTCGGTGTATGTAGCGATAGGCGTAGATGTTCCCGCAGCGTAGGTGTAGATCTTCCCGCCAACTAGCGGTTCGCCGTCAGTGCCAAAGATCTGCTGCTTGGGGGTAGGTGATAGTCCGGCCATTATTTGTCCTTGTCTTGTTTGTTGTCCAAACGGTCAAAAATCTTGCTCAGCATCTCTTTGATCTCTTTCATGTCGTCGCGGTAGTCCTGCCGCGCAACGTAGACCAAAGGTAGTTTACCTAGGTCTGTCTTCAGTTCCTGCACCGCCGACCACAGTTCGCGGGCGAACCATCCAGCCACCGCTAAAGCCGCGCCAAATAGGATGTTGAGTAGTTGTTGATCCATTATCGTCCTGCCTCTAACGCTTGTTTGAATCGTGGATCAAGGGCTGCATTAGCGCGGAGCCATTCATCAAATCCGCTTTGCTGCTGGTTGGCAAGTTGGTTGGCCGCAAGTGTGCTGGTTTTGATGCCTTGGTTGGCGCGTAGCTGGTTGGCTACCGCAGCCGCACCGGCTGGCCTAGCGGTTAGCGCAGCAGCCGCCAAGCGTTGGCCTGGTGCTGAGTACAGCGCAGGACCAGCAAGCATTCCAGCGGCAATTGCTGGGTAACCAGCGCCTGCTGCACCTCCTGATGCAATCAATGCCGCCAATGACCGATAAGGTGTGCCGGAGTCAGGTAGCTTGTTGCCCAATACGGCTTTGCCCGTCTCAGACAGATCCTGCATCAGCGCCTCGCCGGTAGCAAACCTCGACTTGTCCTTGCTTTTATCCATAGCCCGCACTGCGCTTTGCAATTGGGCCGGCGAGAAAATACCTTCTTCAGCACCGGTTATTCCAGACGCTCGTTGCACTCGCTTGAAGTTTGCATATCCGGTGTCAATGGCTCTTAATTCCGCAGCATTTTGCGGATTAGACCGAATCACCAATTGACGGAATTGGTCTTGCACTTCTTGAAGTGCTTGACCCATTAATCGCTGATCAGCATCAGTTGAGGCACTAAGCAAATTTATGCGTTCGCGCAAGTCACTCTGAATCTGTTTCAGTGTTTGGCCGGTAATTGCTTGTTGGCCTTGAAATTTGTTGACCACATTGGTGTCTAGGAATCGGTCAAATGCTCTTACTGCGTTAGGATCAATTGCGCCTTGCTGAACCATTTGGCGAAGATTGCCAATTTCAGCGCCAAATACAGGATCTGCTTGCACCGTCATCCTTGGCAACAAATTTCCATATGCATCGTCCAATCTGTCAGATACAAATTGCACTGCTTCGCGGCCAGTAGTGCCTTCGGGTAATGTTTGTCCAATTGGCCTTAGTGCCCTATTAAACGCGGCAGTGTTTAACTGCTCAACTGCTCTGTTTTGCGCCGACTTGATAAAGTCACCAATGACGGGAATGCTGGTCAAGCCCTCCTCAAAACGCTTGTAGCCACCGCCAAGGATTTGGCCTGTAGTTGGCGTTACGCCTTCAGTCATCAACGCTCTGACGCCAGGGTCAACCGTTGGGCTAACCATTGCAGCAGCGGGACGGGTAAGCATATTGATTGGGCTAGTCAGTTCGCTGCCCCGAGTCAAAGCATTGGCAACCCCTGCCGTTCTGCCGCCCATGTTAGCGGCTCTAAGCGCAGCACCGCCACCGCCTAACACCGTGGACACATCACCCACAACGCGGAACGGGTCTTCTTCTATCATCTTCTGGAAGCCTGCGCCTGTGCCGTAGGTTCTTGCGTAGTCCTGACCAACTGCGCTTGCCATTGCTTGCGCTCGTTGCAATGCTGCAGGATTACCTAGCGGGTTGTATGGTGATGTCTCAATGGCCGTTAGACCGCGTTGCACCGGCCCTGGCAGCGCCTTGTACACACCGCCCGCCACAATGTCGCCAATGCCTTGCGCGGTCTGCAATGGGCTTGATACGGCCTCCACCAAACCGCCAATCGTGTTTTGGTACAGGCTAGGAAAAAAATTAGCAACAGTCGCAAACGGGTTGTAACCTGCGGGTTGCTCTGCACCTACGCGGGCTTCAGGCATACCCTCACCGGCTGGTGCTGCTTGCAGCCCTTCTGCGGCTTTTGCTTCTTGGTAAGCCTTTGCTACCGTTTCAAAGTCAGGCGTGCCCTTCTTGTCGGCGTTAGCGACAATCCAATTGGCGTAGTCTTCAGCTTTTGCCATGCTACTTACCTTTCTTTAGGATTGCGTCTGCTGCACTTATTGCAGAACTACCAGCAGCATCGGGTGGTGGTGCATCAGTATTTAAAGGAATAACATCTTGCTTATAAGTTTTTGCAAGATTTTTATTTGCGCTTTCAACAACTTTCTGTAAATCTTTAACTTGCTGTTTAATGGTCGCAATAGGAATGGCAGCAGCAGAGAAATCAACAGGGCTTGCAAGAACCTTATTTAAGATTACCTCATCGCCTCCATTCAAAACGCCTAATGCAAATAATTCTTTAGCCTGCAAAAGAGCAGTCGAATGAGCCGTTGAAAATTGTCCACGTTTTTGTAGATTAAGAATGTCACCAGTCTTGTAAGTGTCTAAAACTTTTGCGTAGTTTCTGATTGCGTCATTGACATTTTGCAATTTATCAGCGCGGTCAAGATACCCCTGCGGCATTTGCGCCTCTTTGGTGGAACTAGCAGGCGTCAGATTTTCTTTAATGGCCCGCGCTTGCGTTACAAGAATAACTCTCTTTTTAGCGGCGTCAGTTGGGTCTATAACTAAGATTGAACCCGTAGGCATTTTTTCGCCGCCAGCACCACCTTCAGAGGCTTTTTTTACTGGCACTAAATCTGAATATTTGCCGCTTACAACAAACTTTTGTATGGAGGCTGGCGTAAAGTCATTCGGGTTGACGTTAGCAATATTTGTGCTGTCTTTAGCTTTTTCTGGCCTCAACACTAAATCAGCATAGTTGCCACTTATCGCAAACGCCGCTACAGACGCTGGCGTATAGCTGTCAGGATTAACATTAGCAATTGTTCTGTCTACTTTGTCTGCTTTAGCTGGCTTCAATACCAAATCGCCATAGTCGTTGCTAAGCGAAAAAGCTTTTACAGACTCCGGTGTGTAATCACTTGGATTGACATTGCCAATTAGCTTATCTGCTTTTTCGGCTTTAGCTGGCTTCAGCACCAAATCTTCATATTTACCACTGGACGCAAACACTGCTAAAGATGCTGGCGTGTAATCACTTGGATTGACATTGCCAATTAGCTTGTCAGTCTTTCCAGCCTTGGGAACTAAATCGCCATAGTTCTTAGACACCAAGAATGCTTTTACAGACTCCGGTGTGTAGTCAGATGGGTTGATAGCGGCGAAAGTTGTATCGGCTCGCCCAGGCTTCAGCGCTTGCTCATAAGCCTTTACCAGCAATTCACGTTTTGATTTCCAGGCAGGTGCTTGTCCATAAGTGCGGTCGCCTTTTTCAATTTCTTTCTTCAATGCGTCGGCGTTTTGCAACGCACTAGCTACGGCGGGAATCATTGCGTTAACCGCAGGCGCAGCGGCAACTGCCGGAGCCAAAGCATTGGCTGACTGCGGAAGCATAATGGCTTCTCTGCCGCTTAAATATTGCTCTTCGGATACTGGTTGTCCCCCGATAGAAAAATATGGCCCTACTCTGCCGTCTGGCATATCTTTTGTTCCTGCCACAAATCTAGATAAAGCCGAAGCTACATTAGGCGCAGGCGTTCCAGGCGCAACCATTGGCGCAGCAACATTGCTGACGCTAGGCGCAACTACGGCAGGCGCATCAGTAGGCGTAGGCACAACCGCAGCGCCGCCTTCATCTTTCAAAAATTGCGCTTGTTGTTTATACGCTTGCAGCTTTTGAGATGATTCAAGCAATCGTAAGCCCGCTGCTTGCACTTGAGCATTTGGATGCTCCATCATCTGCTTTGCCGCTTCAAAAGGATCTGTTGGGGCGCTTCCACCAGATGCTTCGGCTGCTTTAGTCATCACGCTTTTAATATAGGTTTGCGCTTCATTTGCTTCGTCAAATGTCAACTTGGCTGCCGCAGCGCGGTTTTGCCGCTCTTGCATCCGCAACGGCGCTAGTTGCCGAGCCTCTTGCATCTGCATCTGTGCAAGTTGATTCTGAGTGTCCGCAGACTGTAGCTGCGCCAACTGGTTGTAGCCAGCAATAGGGTCGCGGAACTGAACCTGTAAGGGCTGTACGCCCAAGGCTATGCGTGTATCAAGTGGCATGATTGTTCCTTAAGGCCCAACATTGTCGTAATATCCAGGCACAGCAGATGACCTTGGTCTGCTCAAATAATTATTCAGCATATTTTGCTGCTGCTGATTTTGTTGGTAGCTAAGATATTGGTTAAGACCGCCGGTAACAGCATTAGCGCCGCCAACATAACCAGACGCGCGGGCGTTAGCCCCGCCCATATACGCCTCACCAACATTGCCCGCCATAGTTGTGCCTGCATTGCCAATGGTGTTAGCTGTGGTCTGACCCATCCCGGTCAACGATTGCAATGGGTTTAGTCGTGCGGCACGCTCAGTCTGGTAGCGGTTGAATGCGTTGGTGTACTCTTGCGAACCCATCTCTTGGCCAAAGCGTGTAGCGGCTTTCAACGCGCCGCCAGAGATCAGCCCACCGCGTGCAGCAGCAGAACGCTCCAGCGCCTTTTGGCCTTCCGAAAGCCGGAATCCGTAACCTGGGTCAGCGGTAAACTGATCCATATCAAAATTTTTGTACCGAGACGCCTCTACTAACTCCGGCAGCGCGTTAACACCTGCTTCGTAGAACGGCTTTTGCCGCGCTACGTTTTGTCGGTACATTTTTTCCTGTAGCGCCACCGATCTATCGGAGGCTTCTGCTTGCGTGCCTGCGGCTCTATTGGCGGAATACGCACCAACTGCGGTACTTGCTACAATTGCTGTTGCTACTGCTGACATAATGATTCCTTAAATTCAACGCCAGACAATGCAAGTGCTTGGCGGTAATCAATTGTGACTTCGGTTCCCATGCTGCCACCTTTGCAACCGTCTATGTCAGCCAACGCGACCAGATCAATATCACCATTTGCCAGCAAAACCATTTTGGCATTTGGGTGCGCGGAGTGATTTGTGTAACGCCCTGCTTGAGAACGCTTGCCATTTATTCTAGCAGGGCAGACTATTTGACCGGCCTTAACCGGCGCGGTTACAAATAGCCCTTTACCTTCGATTGGCGAAATGGCAACCCTTGTAAGGGGGCTGTCAACCCAAGCAAAATCCGTTTCGTTCTCAGACTGCTGGCGGGCGGCTTCATGCGGGATGCCGCAATCAGCAAGCAATTTCAAATAGTCTTCACGGTCAAACAACCGAGAAACGCTTTCTACCGCAAACTTGCTTGCTTGGTCATCGTGCCAATCCTCTGTCTTTTCAACAAATAGCGCCTCTACAGCATCGGCATCTTTGAGGTCTGTCGGGTAGATGTTTTGCCAAACCATATCTTCCATGACGTAGCCAATCTTCCTGCCCGCTTTGCCCGTAAAGATGACGGGCGCGGACAGTATCTGCGTGGTTCCGTCATCATTGGCAATCATCACTTTGCCGCGCAGCATCACATTAAGATGCTCAAATCGTTGCTTATGGCCTATCGCCAACGTACCGGCAGGCATAAAAACTTCGCGGATGCAGACACCAGGCCCAAAGTGATGCACCACTGAACATTCAGCTTGCGGCATTTGCATCAAAGTTTTTTCGGGTTCATCTAGCGCAAGCAACTCACGCAACGCTATTGCGCCGATGTTTTCTTGTACCGCTAGATCGCTCATGTCATTCCAGTAAAAGATTGCTAGTTCCGAGTCTGCATAATAATCCAGTTAGTGCCATCAGACACCAACGTCGCCCAGTTGCCTATCACACCCAAAATGATGGCCGTACCAGCAGTCGTGCTGCCAATTGGCACGACATTGCTGGACGCTGACACAACCGCTTGGAGTTGTATAGTCTTAAAAATCAATTGACGCCCGACCCAAGACGCAGCGTCGGGTAACGTAACTGTACAAGCGGATCCTGACTTGTTATTGATGAGCCAGGCTTCGTTATCGGCCACAGTGAAGTTGGCCGTTTTGACGACCGGTGCGGATAACGTGTCTGGGGTTTTCCAAGTTGGGGCTCCTGCGCCCGCGCTGGTCAAGACTTGGCCGGAAGTCCCCGCCGCCGTAAATTCGTATGCCGTACCTGTGCCATAGGGCACAGCGCCAGCCGTAGGAGCCGAAGAACCGTTTGTTCCACCGTTGGCAATAGCCAAGGTGCCTGCAAGCGTTACAGCGCCTGTGGTGGCCGTTGCTGGCGTCAGGCCGGTAGTGCCGCCTGAGAAAGACACCACGCCCGAACTAGCGATGGAAATAGTTCCTGCTGCGTTGGTGATTGTGATGCCGCCGCTGGCCGTCAGCGTATTAAGGGTATACCCTGTGCCATTGCCAATCAACAACTGGCCGTTGGTAGGTGTAGCAAACAGCCCAGTGCCGCCGCTAGTTACCGGGACAACGCCAGTGCCTGTCCCAACAATGTCATACAAACTGTAAAACCAGCGATACCATTCCCGCGAAACCGCACCTGTGCGCGCGTCGATGAGCGACACCCTTGGCGGCGTAATTTGGGTGGCGTTTAGGTTTGTTGCCATATTTAGGCGTTTGTCGGGCTAAGTATCAATTCAGCGCCCATGATGGCAATCTTGACCGGGTCAGTGCCGGACACCTCGTAGACCCGGTCGCGCAGCTTGAGCGTCATGCCCAGCCGCCGCCAGAAGACGCGCTGGTAGTACGCACCTATCTTGCCCATTGGTGACCAATGCTCATTGCTAAAGGTGTGGCCACCGTCATCCGACCAGCGCAGCATGGCTTGGGGGTCGGAGCCTTGGCCGTCATTCAGACCGACGCCCGACTCGCAGTTCAACTGCAAGCTGTGGTGCGCGGTGCGCTTGAGGTTGTTCTGCCCTGACGGCAGCGCCCGCCATGAACGCAGCCACTTCTGAATGCCTCCGTTGTCGGCGTAGACATCAAGATCTAGCGTGTAGATGTTGCCGTTCTCGTAGTCGCCCACAATAATGTTGCCGCCAAAATTGCACTGGCAATTGCTGCGGTGGCGGGTGAACTCGCCGTTGTCCCACCCGGCGCGCTCATGCCAGGCTTGGGTTGCGACGTCGTACACCCAAGTGGCATTGCCCGATGGGAATGTCAGCACATAAAAAGCATGGCCCTCTTGCTGGTAGGTGTAGGCGATAGCATCTGAAATGTCGCCGTACTGGGCAATTGCGTACTCAATCGCGTGCGTAGAGATGCGTTGGCCGGTGTAGCCATTGGCGCGGTAGACGATGCCTTGGCCGCGTGCATCTTTGCCCAACCAAAACAGGCCGTTGTCCATCTTGGCAATGGTGTACGCAGACACGCACCCAATCTCATTGAAAGCGCCTTGGATGCGGGTCAGCGGGAAGTCAGCCGCACCTGAGTCGTACCAAACCTCCACGGAATCGGTGCCAAACACCCACAGTTCGCGGTGGTCAGCAATCAGGCCCACTACGCCGTCCGGTGAGCCTTCGGCGCTTGCAAAGTCCAACGGGTCAACGGATTGCCCATTCAACAATTGCGAGACCCAAATAATTTGGCTGTCCGGTTGGTTGAAAACAAAGTACCCGTCGAGATACGCCACCGTCACGGCGCCAGCAAAGTCTGGGTCTGTGATCTGCGCGAACACGTTGGTGGTCTCGTTGTAAATAAAACCGTCGGGATTGCAAGCAAAGAAAATCTGTGTTCCGTTATCCGCAATCGACACCGGCCCCGTGCCGGTCACCGTGCCCAGCAGAGTAGGTGTGGCCGTCAAGCCGGTCAGCTTGTACACCTCGTTGGCCGACACAACATAAAAGTAGCCGCCGCTATTTTGGCTCACCCACAAAGCGCGGATTGGGCCTATGCCCACTGCTTGCAAAAAATTAAGCCCAGGGGCACGGTTAAGGAACGCAGCGGTCTGTCCGTTGTCCGGTGTCATCTCCGGAAACAGGTTGACCATCCGGTTGTCCGCAGCATTGATACTGCGGGCGACGTAGGACGCGCCGAGTATCGGGGTCTGCATCAGTAGTTTCCTGCGTAGATGTTGAACCGCTGGCGAGTAGCCACAATGGCGTAAGGCATCGACATCACATCGTCAGGGTTGTTGATGCGTTTCAGATTACGCTTGCTAGTCATGGCAATGCGGGTCACTTGTGGGCTGGGTTCAACGCCAAACTCAGGCGCAATCTCCATCGCCAAGTTGTATGTGAACGCCCGCAGATAACCGGGCGGGAAAGCCAGCACAGTTGTTAGTGTGGCTGGTTCGTCCAATTTTTGGACGCTGATAAAGTGCCACTCCAAGTCCCGCGTGGGTTGTGGATAGACTGTCATCGTAACGTCGGGGTAAGTCATGTTTACAAAAATGACTTGCGGGTAAGTTGACGTTACGGTTTTGACGGCAATACCGTTGTACTGCTGCTGGTTGATGAACTTGATGCCAAAGCTGACGTTCGTGCCTGGGTCACGGTAATAGGTTGAGTCGTCCAGCAACACGGGACGCAGGCCGATAAAGTTGCCCGACGGGCCAAGCGTGCGCGTAATTTGCCCCGCAGGCCAAGTAAAAATTTGATCTTGAGTGCTGAACACCGACAGGCGTTCAGTGTTCCATGAATCAATCATCTGATTCATCGCCAACAGTGAGTCTTGCGACACTGATGCGGAGGTAGTTTCGCCTTCGGCTAAAACGCCAAGCAACCGCAGCGCCCGGTTGATCTGGTCACCCGCAGTGTAAGTTGCCATAGCTAGACCCCTTGTGGTTCAACTTTTCTACGTCGCTTTACTTCCAGGACGTTCACGGGAGCCGCCAACTCAAAATCGGGCGTATCTTCATTGTATCGCACCCAGCCGTTTTGTTCATCGGCGTCTGCTTCAAGATCCATAGTGGCAACTTTTCTGCCGTGGATGGGATGCTTTAGGTATATGACCATAATTAGAAATGGGGGTGATTAGCCCCCATTTGGTTAGGATGCTACCAATGGAACAGAATACCACTGGGTAGTGGAAGATGCCACCAACAACGAACTGGTAAGGTTTGTAATGCTATATGCACCGTTGGCCGCGACTGCATTGACTGCCCCACCAGTGGCGGGATAAATCTTCAGCGCTCCAGCAGCGGTGTTTTTAACAATAATTACCATACCAGCTACCGCTGTAGGCAAAATCACTCCTTTGGTGCCATCTGCCGCCGAAACGACATTGATACCCTCAGCTAGTGCAGCAGCATCGCCTTGAGTACTGCCCGCCGCCGCAACAGCGGCAACAGGAAGGCGAATGGCGCCGGTTGAAGTGCCAGCTATGGTTGTAGCAGCTATGGTTGTAGCAGTTATGGTCGTAGCGGTCACCGCTTGCAACGCTGACGCGCCGGTAACGGTTACGCTATCAAATGCAGGGTCGCTATACGCAACGCCTACAGCTTTCGTATTTGGCATAATTGTTCCTTTAAGAACAGGGGCCGAAGCCCCCGTTAGGTTTAGGCTACGCGGTACAAAGCCCAAGTGCCGTCGCCAGTTTTCACTGCGCGGTACTTTTGGGCGGTGCCAGCGGTGGTGACGGTCATCAAGCCTTGTGAGCCTGACGAACCAATCGTCCAGCCGGTGTTGGTTGTGATGGTAATCACACCGCTGCCAGAACCGTTGGTATTGATCACCACAAAGTCAAAGCTGCTATTGACTTTGGCGCTGGACACGGCTGCGTCCAGATCAGTAGCCAAAGGCAGTGTGTAAGCCGCTGCGGTTGTGGTGGGCGTGCCCAAAATGATACCGTTCAGCAGTTGGGTGGTTGTCAGCGTTGCCGTGACAGTTGCCGTTGCTGGGGTAGCTTGGGTGTTCAGTTGAACTTCGGTCAGATTGCCGTCACCAATTTGGTAACCGCCTGCGCCATTGGGTAGAGTAGCCATGATATTTTTCCTTCAGAAAGAGTTGCGAATTAGCCCCAGATGCGGCAAGCCATCTGTGGACGAATGGTGCTGAAACCATACAAAACGTCGATACGGCAAGGCATACGGTCGTTGTTGATGTCGTACTGACGAACAACGCGCAAGCTAATACCGTTGTGAACAGAACGTGCAGCCATGTCAACGCCTTGGGGCAGCAACAGGTCAGCAGTAGCAAACGAAATGGCGTCCTTGTGGTAGACCAAGTTCTGTGCGTAAGCAGTAGAAGCAGTTCCCACAAAGGTCACAACACCGCCCGTAGCTGGCAGCGCGGTCATGGTCGCCAGTGCGTGAGCAGCGGAGTACATGGGCGCAACAGTCACAGTCCAAGTGCCGGACACAGCAGTAGCGTCAGCCACAGCCACAAACTGGAACAGCGAACCAGTGGTTTCACGGGTTTGCGGATTCACAGCAAAGCAGCTACCGATAGTAAACACATCACCGGCCTTGATGGTAGTAGTGACGGAGCCTTGTTCCAACAGAATGGTGGACGAACCTTCGCTGGTCACGCCTGGGGTTTTAACCAAGGTGGATGCAGAGGCGTCACGCGAACCGGTGGTGTGCTGCTTAATCGACTGAGACATATTGATCTCGTCAAAGCCCAACACGCCAGTGCCCATCATGCCGTTCTTGAACTGCTTGCTGATGGTGTCGGTGGGATTGAACAGACCTTTCATGCCTTCAACCAAGCCAGCGTTGGCAGCGGGGTTAACCGTTGCGTAACGTGGCGACATCACAGCAGCATTCTCGTTCAGCTTCTGTTGGGCTTGCAACAGCACCAACGAAGTGGACGGGGTAGTGCCAGGGCTGCCGACGGTGTTACCAATGCTCTTGTAAGCATTAGCAACGTCAGCATCAATGCTGGAGGCCAATTGGCTGATACGCGGCTTAAGAACACGCTCTGCGAAGTCGTCCAATTGCATGGTCAACTCAGCAGACGTGAAGTTCACGCCGATGTGCTTTTGGGTGGAAACGGTCAGCGTAGTGAACTGCTCGTTGTCATCCTGCACTTGCAAGGCAGCGCCGTCGGTGACCAAGGCGCGGTCAGGCAGACGAATACGCAGAGTGGAACCGATCTTCGCACCTTCAACAGCAAAGCTGTCGTCGTACTGACGGTTTACGTTACGGGTGAGTACCAGGTTGTTCTCGAGGATTTCGAGAGCCTTCCGGGTAATCATGTCAATGGTTAGGATGCTATTAGCCATGAAAAAAGTCCTTTAAGAAAAAAAATTAGCGGTTTGCCTGCGCTTCCCACTTCTTACGCTGTCGTGCCCTTTCGGCTTCAATCCACTGCGAATCAGTCATGGTCTTGATAGACCGTGGATCCGTAGTGTCATAAGCCGGTGATCCAGTGGATCGGGCAGAGACAGGCGAAATAGGCGCTGGCGCTGACGATGTACGTTTCACGGGCGGATCTGCGGCCAATTTGGCCTCAATCCGTCCAATCTCTTTAGCCTGGGCAAGTGGCGGCAGTTTGGAAATGCGGTCCGCTTCCTTGGGGTTTGTGCCGAGGTGGTACGCCAACTCAGGCCCAATATCCGAAGATTGGATTGCTTCTGCCATCACGTTGGTAATCGGAAGTTTGGGGTTGTACGCGACCTGTTCAAAGTCTTCGTATTTGCTCCGTGCTTCCTCTTCCTTCTCGTGGTAGCTTTCAAGAACTTGCGACTGTTGTTTTGCCGCTTCACGCTGTGCAATCAATTGCTCGGCCTTTTGATAGGCCAGCGCGTCGGCGTAAGCCTCCGTGCTTTCAAATTGATCAGCAGACTGAACCGGCGCGACTCTTAACGCTTGCGTTTCCGCAGCGCGTTGCGCTTGATCTCGTTCCCACTTCCTTTGCTCTCTTGCAAGGCGTTTGCCAATTGCAGCGTCCAATTCTTCCTGTGTGAAAGTCTTAGATTGCTGTTCATCAGCTACTTCCGGCGCTTTAACTTCGGGTTCAGGTGCAGCCGTTGCCACCTGTTCCGGCGCGGGGTCAACTACCGCTAGGTTTTCTTCTGACATTTTTGATTCCATAGAATCCCTGGTGAAC